TTACTGACCCTTAACGATTTTGATAGCTGCTTCCGAAAGAACAAGTGCACTTTCGGTGACATTTGCTGACAGGGTTACAGAAATACCGTTGGTATCACCACCACCAGAAAGGGTAGCGGCAGAAGCCTCAAGACCAGTCAAGCGACCAAGGGCAAGATATTCACCATCAGCAGTTGCAACCACAGCGAAATAACGACCCAGTGAAAGAGCGTCAAGAGCGTCTGACATGCAAGCATCATACTTACCAGAGACGTTGAAGGTAAGGGTGTGAGTGCGATACTTGTTACCGTTATCCTCGACGACCAGTTCATCGGTGAATGTCGTCGAGTTCTTTGCTGGTTCGATGTGATAGAAAGAAGTGCCAGTTGCAAGAGTGATTGCGGTCACTTCAACACAGCCTGAATCATCAGTTGTTCCAGTTTTGGTTTCGGTCACGTCAACGAAGTTTGCAAGGTAAATATCCTTAACCTCAGGAAGGCTGTAACCGCAAGAACTGGTGCGAAGCAAATCTCTATTTAAAACACAATTCATAATAAATTCTTATATTTTTGTTTGATTTTTATTTTACATAGTGTGAGGATGCGTCAAAGACGCACCCCCATGAGATATGATATTGATTAGCGAGGCATGTTAAATGCGAACAGTTCAGGAAGAATCACACCGACAGCGATGTTGCTGATTGCAAGCACTCTGAACATGTTGTCACCAGTGCTCTCCCTCATGTCGATGAGTTTGTATTCAAGATGACTTGAATAAGTGTCAAAACCTAAGACAAGATTTCTTGCAGGACCGACAAGGATGAAGTTTCTGCTCTGCATCGTTGGAACAACCTCGAAACCCATGATGTAGATGCGTCCATTCTCTCTGCCATAGTTGCTGAAACGGTCATTCATTGAATTGCCGCAGCATAACTTTCCAAGGGCGATTTCAAGCATCCTTACATCAGCATGGTTCATGAAAATCTTGTAGCCTTCGGTGTCAACCTCATTTGCATTTGCCTGCTCCATAGCAGCAAGCACGACATTCTCAACGGTCTCAAGGACGTTCTCAACGGTAAGTTGTACTTCACCAGCCTTCTTTGCACCATTGTTTGCAATAAGTTTCTCGATACCGTCAGTGACCTTCAGATAAGCCTTGGTAGCACCAGTCAATCCAGTATCACCCTTCCAGAAGATTTCCTGATATTCCTTTGACATCTTCTGACGAAGTTTTGCAAAGTACCATTCAGCGAAAGTCTGAGGAATGCCACCCCTTAATGAAATCTCGGTCTGGTCTACCAAGAATGTGTTCCAGAACGTGTCATAACAGTTCTCCTGATTGACCTTAAGCTCAGCAGGCTCGATATAAGCCTCAGCCAAAGAAGCCTTACCAGCAGGAGTGAAAGGACAGGTGTATTTCTGCCAAACGTCTCCAATCTCGCCACTGTACATCTTCATCTTACCCTTGACGTTATCCATCATGGTAATTCCATACTGGCGAAGGTCGATGTCATAAATATCCTGTGCGAAAATATCCTGAGCTTCCTTTCCGCAATAATTAAGTTTCCTTAAATCAATAAAATTAGCAATTGCAGCCATAGTTATTTCTTTATTTTTTTTAGTAGTTTATTTTACAATTTTAGTCATTTTTCTTTATAAACATATGTATCGTTTTTTTCCTGTATTACATGGCATTTCTTATCTTATCCCTCCAGTTCTGATATGCCGTGTTTTTCACACCTTCGGTTGCACCAGCACCGTTTCCTGAGTTGGTGTTGATTGGCTTTGCAGATGGTTCCTTTGAAATCTCACCAATCTTTGTTAACAACTCATCATTGTTCTTTCTCAATTCCTCAATCTCTGCCTTTAGGTTCTTCACGACCTCTTCAAGTGGGTTAGGTTGTGTCTCAGGCTTCGTTTCAGGCTCTTCTGAGGGCTTTTGTTCGGGTTCTGGTGTAACAGTAGGCTCTTCCTGTTTCGGCTCCTCTGGTGCAACTTCTGTCGGTTTTTCGACCTCTTTTGCAGTCTCAACAACTTCCTTGACATCACCACCGTTGATAAGTGCCAGAATCTTGTCAATAATGCTCTTATTGTCCCTCTGTGGTGCAGGTGCTGGCTCTGGTGCTGGTTCTGCCTGTGGTGCTGGCTCTGGAGCAGGTTCATCAGCATTGAAATTAAGTTCATTGGCTTCAAGAATTGCTTCAACGGAAAAACCCTTCAACTCTCCTGACTTAACCCTTTCCCATACATCAACGTCATTCACCTTGAATGCTGCAAACCAAGTTCCAATCGGAAGGTCAGGATTGAGACCCAATGCAACCGACTTGTCCTTCTCCATATCAGCCTTTAACCAGCTTTCAACAAGCACAACATTGTCGGCAACCTCGTCATGCTGCAACGTCACATTATCCTGTCTCTTGAACTTGAGATAATTCTGTGACATCTTTTCAATGCTCTCCTTTGAGAAAGTAATGGTGTATTCGCCTGATTTATCGTTTCTGTATATTTCCTTGTCTGGAACAAGCACTGCTCCATATGCAAGGTGTTTTTCATTCGTTGAAAGGTAAACCATGTCCTCTTTGTCTTCCTTCATCGCAACAAACAGTTCCTCTATTGCTGGTTCTGTCACGAAAGACACAGCAAGCACATCGGAATTAAGACCAACTTGATATTTCTTTAATTTTCTCTTACTCATATTGATAATTTTTTATAAACATATTCGAATATTAAAAAATGTAAAAGTATCAGTCAAACATAATACTTCAACAACAAACATATTATGTGTGAGTGATACTTTCAAAAATTGTAAGAAAGTGAAACTCCTAAGTAGATGTCTGGCTTCCTATTGATAACACCATATCCAGCACCGACAGAAGGTGCAACCTTAAAACCCTTTTTCTCCTTCCATTTTATGACTTCCTTGGTGATTCTCCTCTCATTTCGTTCAACGTCCATCCATAAGGTATCAAGATTTTGCCTGTAACCGCTAATACTTGCCCTGTAATGGACTTTTGTACCATCGGTGGACAATGTATCACCCTCATACTTTTTAAGGCTCAGAGGTACTTCTATTGGAACGAATACAGAATCGGTTGTCTTGAGTGTATCAATCACCTTCTTAAAGTGAATTTCGGAATATGGCTTTACATCTTTCAGAAGTATTGTGTCATGCTTTTCCGTTATCACTGTATCAACCCTTACTTGAGTCTCTGGCTTATTTCTGTAAATATCATATACCTTTGGTGCAATTGAGAATATTGCCCATATTGTCATTACTGCTAAGAATATTCCTATGATATATTCAAAAGTTTTTATTTTCATAATGTTTTTCCTTTCATTTATATAAACATATTATTACACAAAAAAAATGGGTGTTATGTTCACCTCATAACACCCTTATTACTGTCCTAATTCGATGTGGTAGCGAATCCCGAATGCCTAAACAGTGTAGTTTCTTGTTATCTCAATTGTTATGTCATTGCTGCCCTTTTGCTGTAATCTCTTGAATAAGGCATTATATGTGTTCCTGCTATCTGTTAATCTTCCTACAACTGTGTTCTTTCCTACCAATATGCACCCTTCTGTGTCCTTTGCGCTGTTTCCTGAGTGTATTCTTATGCCTGAATATGCTGGCACATTGTTGATAAGCGGCATGTTCTTCTTGTATTTTGGGGAATAAGTAATCAGCACCTTGTATATTCCAACAGGTATTGCCGTTTCTCCCTTTATCTTGCATGCCTTCAGCTGTTCTTCTGTCATTGTGCTGCTAAGACCCCTGTCTGTATCTTCAAGGGTGTCACAAAAATACTTTCCGTTGATATATAACTTACCAATACAGTATTTTTCCCTATTTGCTATTCTTTTCAGTGTTAGTCTCATCTTCTTTCAAGTAGTAGTAATTAGTTAAGCAATCGCCTCCATAAACAACCTTTCCATAACATGTGCCTTCTGACCAGAACTTATATCCTTCTGGGGCTACATACATGAATACACCATCATACTTGGTTTTCACCTCCGTCTCTGTCAAAATCATGTCTCCTCCTTTCCTCATATTCCTTTATCTGTCTCTCAACTCTTCCTTCAAAATGTATCATTTGGTTCTTGATATACCCTGTGATGCCGAAGAAAGCGAGACCAGTAGCCAGTAATGTGGCTCCAGCACTCACTATCTCCATGCCAATTGTCATTGTCAATATAAATGCGAGGAAATACAATGCAATGGCTGCTGCTATCAATGCTGTACCATTTATCAACTGCATTTTTTCCCTTATTGATATATTTTTCCAAGTTTCCTTGTTTTCCATTTTCTTTCTTTTTAATAAACATATTTCAACAAAAACAAAAAAGGGGAAATAACTTGTGTTTTTGCACAGGTTAAAACCCCTTTTTCAATGCTAATCTTTGCTATTGCGATAGTTAAGACAATCCTGCAAGCGTCTGAACTTTTCTTACATTGTCAGCCTTATTGATGATGTCCACGACCTCAACCTGAACAGCACGTTCCGAATATTTCTCCATTGTGTCTATAAACCTGTTATTGATTGATATATCATTTCTCAGTGTTGGTAGTTGTCCACCATCGGCAAACATATTCTTTACTCCTGTGATGTTCTTCTTTGTCTTGCTGCTGTAGAAATCTATCATGTCAGACAGGTCAATCTTCCTCTTCTTTTTATTGATGAATTGCAACAGTTCAAGGTTTTGGCTGGTTGTGCGCTTGTTGGTCACAAATTCGTGTCCTTCCACTTCAATTCCAGTGTTTCCGACAGGTATTCCACCTTGTCTGTGGCTTCTTCCTTCAAGCAGACCACCATCGGCATACTTCTTTGGTTTTGCTGCTGCCACTGCTGCCATCTGTGCTGCACCAACTGCTGTTGCAAGAGCCATCATAGGAATTGCTGGAATAGGCCAAGTGTTGACTGCTGCATTGGAGATTGCAAGTGCTGCATTGATTGCTGCCGAGAGTTTGCTTTGATTCCATTTTCTCATTTCGTTCTCATATTCCAGCTGTTCCCTCTTCTTTGCAAGCCTCTCCTGTTCCTTCTCAATTCTCTTTTCCTGTGCGAGGCTTTCCCTTTGAGCCTGCATCTGAGCATTGAGTTGGTCAATAAGATGTTGTCTTCTGTCACCCCTTGCCGTTTCAAGTTCATCCTCGATTGATTCAACGTCATTGGCATACTTTTCGGTTAATTCCTTCTGCTTTTCAAGTTGCTTTTCATAATATTCAGTCCGTTTATCCAATGCCTCAATTTCTTTCTCAAATGCTGCATCATTGATTTCTCCAATTGACTGAATAATTGATGTTGCAGCCTGTCCAATTGCCTGTATATATTGCTGGATGGACTGGAAGAAATTACCCAATAGTTCCTTTGAAGATTTTTTAACATTTTTTTCAGCCTCTTCAATGCCCTTCATTTCCTCGTCAAGAGATTTCATATCAATGGCAAATTCATCAGCAGATATTGTCTTTGCCTTCAATGCTTCTTTGAGTTCCTTCTGTTTCTCAATGATACCATTTTTAAGACTTTCATAGTCTGCGAGTGCTTTCTTGAAATTCTCCCTGTTTTTAGAAATATTAACAATATTCCAACCTGCTTCATCAACAATCAAAGGTTTTGACATAATATCATCAATCTTTGCTTTGTCTGATGATATTCCTGCTATAACCTTGTCGAAGTACTTAGAATAAAGGTCTTGTGTTTCTTTCAGGTTTTGCTCTGTAATATCCTTTGACTGGGATGTATATTCCTTTTCGAGTGCGTTCATCCTTGCAAGATGTGCTGCATTCTCCTTCTCAATGAGTTCATTATATTGCTCCTGAGTTATCCTTCCAGCCCTTAACTGTTGGATATATTCACCATTGTTCTCATCAACTATCCTCTTGTGCCTTATTTCCTCTTCCTTCTTATTGAAGTCCAGTTCCCTGTCAATGCTTTCCTGTCTTATCTGGGTCTGCATGTCAAGGTACTTCTTCTGAATATCATACACTTTCTTGTAATAGGTTTCAAGATTCTTCGTGTCATCATAATTTGACGGTTGAATCATTTCATAGCCAGTGTTCCTTATGTTTCCAGACTCCTTCATTGAAACATTCCTCTCAGCGGTCTCAACCTCCTTCTCGAATGTCGTTCTGTTAACCTGTTCAATCCTTGCTTCAAGGTCTTCATAAATCTTTACAACCTCAAAAGCCCACTTTCTCTTTTCATCAAGTATCTTCTTGTCATACTTTCTGTTGATTTCAACCTGCATTTCTCCACTAAGTTTTCCATATTCCTGAGCCTTTTGAAGTGCAAGTCTTCTCTCGTTCTCAATCTGAGCAAGTTCCTTTTCAAGTCCATCCTTCATGTTCTCAATTCGGATTGCAATGAGTTCGTTTTCAGCATCCCTTAGTTTCTTGGAATACTCCTTTGCCTTGTTTGCTGATTCCTTGTTTGCTCTATCCTGTGCGTTCTGTCTCTGTCTCTGATACTTCGCATGTATGAGGCTTATCTGTTCCTGTGTCTTTCCATATTCCACTACCTCATGCCTCTCATTCTCCTGTATCTGAGCCATCTCCTTCTTCATTCCATCCTTCATTGCATCAATCCTTACTTGGTTCCAGTAATGGATTTGCCCCTCTGATGTCATGTTGAAGGCATCGTCAAGTCTTGTAATCTCATTGATGATGTTCTGAACGGCTTCCCTTACACCTTCGTCAGGAATATATTTGTCAAGATTTGCGATAACTGAATTAAGCACCTCGCTACCGTCCATCTCCTTCTTGAGTTTGCGAAGTTCTGCTGCATATTGGTCGGCATTTATCTGACCCTGCTTGAACTGTTTGTTCACCTCATCGAACCTTGCAGTGAAGTCACCGAGTGCAACATTTCCGAGACCTCTCATGACCTCCTCAGTGTCCTTTACAGTCACATATGAAGAAGTTACCCATTGCTGCCACTTTGTACCCCACTTGTCGAAGTAGTCGTTTCCTTCCGCTATTGCCTCGTTGCATTGTTTCCATGCGTTTTCAAGTTCCTTTGTGTCCTTGATAATAATCTCCATGTCATTTCCACTCCACCAAGACACCAATCTACCTCTACCAACTGTCGTCCCTCCACTGCTTATCCTATTGCCATTGAACTCAGTGTTCTGGGTTGCATCAAGTAGGTTCATGATATGACCCCAAAATCCGCTTGCATTGTTCTCCATGATTTTAGCCCTTGTCTTCAATGCCTCGTTCTGTTTGATGAGTGCATCTGTCTGGGCATCATAGATACCTTTAAGATATTGCTCGTCAGTGAGTTCTCCCTTGAGATATGAGGCACTTAACAGTTCCCTTCTAATTTCCAGTTCCCTGTTGAAAGCCTTCATGCTTTCAGCTGCCCTGTCCGCTGCAAGTTTGGTGGTGTTAAGCGACTTGACGAAATCAGTGATAGTGTCCATCACCTTTGTAAGTACCTCGATGAATATCATACCTACACCAAGGGTGAATATGCTCTTAATAGCCTTTCCAGCGATATTTGCTGCAATAGTAACACCTTTTAGTCCCTTTGTCAAAAGAAGGAATCCTTTGTGACCATCAAGTATTTTTTTATTTATATCATCGAAAGCACCAGCGACTCTTGCAATATTCTCCAAATCTTCCTTAGAATATGCTCTAACCCCACTTCTTTCTCCTTTCAAAAGGTACTTTCCTTCATTATCTCTTCCTTGATATTCAAAACCTATTCCTTGTAGGCTCTTCATCATTTTGGAAGTTCTGATTTCATATTCCTCTGCCTTTTCAAACAATGAGTTCCACCAGCCTCCAACTTTATCGAAAAATTTTTCGGCTGGTTTCAATGCAACATTGAACATCTTGCCCATTCCCTCATCCTTCTGCATCTGAAGTTTGAGTTTCTCAAGACCCTGCATTGCAAGTGTGAGGGCAGCGAACTTCTGCATGGTATCGTTAAACTCGGTATCATCTATCCCGAATAATTTCGAAAAGCCCACTCCAATGCTTCCTAATGCAGTGAAACCTTCCATTGTGTCAAGAATATTATCCATCATGACAGAAGACTTGCTGGTGTCCTGTAATGTCGAATTGACTTGTTTGACAGCATTATTCAGGTCTTTGTATTCCTGTGTGTTCTGCTGACCGTTCAGAGCCATTGATTTCAACTCGTTGTTCAGGGTTCTCGATGCTTCCCTTGCGCTGTTGAACGTCCTTTCAACACCACCAACGGAGATAGTGACCTTCTGCATACCTTCAGCAACACCGTTGGCATAATTTCCCACGTTGCGCCCGAACTGTCCATAGCCCTTCTCAATCTGCAATAGTTTTGCATTAAGGTCATTGGCTTGTTTCTGCATCTGCTTGAACTTGTCAGAGTCAACATCAACAACCTGCATAGCCATTTTAATGTCCCTCAACTGGGCTTTCATGCCAGCCATTGTATTGGTGTCATTTATACCCTGTTTCAGGTTTGTCTCTGCTGCAATAGCCTTTGCTATTTGCTGGTATTCCTTTAACTCTTCCTTAGCATGAAGCAATTCCTGATATTCCTTCTTCTCAGTGTCGGCAACCTTCTTGTGAAGTTGGTCAATCTTCTTGAGCAATGCCTCTTCCTGCTTCAATTCCTTTGCAGCAGAGCCGTTTACTCCACCAGAGGCTGATATATTGATGTTCTTGCTTTTAAGGGCATCAATTCTCTTCTCCAAGGCATCAAGTTGCTTGTTAAGGCTATCAACGGCACTGACAGATTCCTGTATACCATTTATGACTATTTCATAAGTTTTCTTTCCGTTTGCCATTTTAGTCTACTTTCTTGTTTTTTAATTTTATTGACTATATATTTGTACTAAATTAAACATATGTGATTATGGGAAAAAGAAAAAGTCATAAGGGCTACATATGGTCATATGAACCACTGTAGCCCTTTCTTTTAACTAACCTTCTTTATCATTTTAAGCTTTGCAGCATTATAACCAGTACAATCATAACCAATAATCTCTGCAACAAGGTACAAATCCTTATCGAAATGTACCATTGCACCGTTTTTGAGGTCGTTGTATTCCTGTGGGTTGAGATATGCCTCCACCTCCACATAGTTGCTTGCAAGGTATGCTTTTGTGTTGAAATATCTCAGAAGGCTCTTCTCAGTGGTCTTGTATGAGAGATTAAGACCGTTCTCGTTCTCGTTTACAGGAATGTATATCTGTATTCTCTCTGATGGCTGTGAATCAAGCCATACAAATGCAGTGTCATAGACAGGTCTGAACCAGAACCTTTGCGATAATGAGTAGCCATCATGCTGCATGGACTCATCATAGTCATAACCGTCAATCATATATGTGAATTTTGACAGTACTGGTATTCTCAGGTTGTGCTGGTTTTCGCTCTCCGTGTTGTTCTGGTCTACTTCCTTCCAGACGAAGTTATCATACCATGTATATGAGAATGGAAGCGTTATATCTGATGTCTCAGTCACATATGTATCATCGTTAAGCACTATGGTGCTGTAACCCCTGTCTGCATAGTCCTTCCAGTCTGGCTGGTTAAGCATTGACTGTGGCTGTACCGACCTTTCAAAGCCCCATTCATCTTCATCTATCTTGTATTGAACTGACATTGACTTTGGGTATTCAATTGCCTCACTGATTG